TGCGTTACGAGCAACGCGACAAGCCGCTGAAAAGGTTGCCGGGTATCAGCAGGAATTCGATTTTACTGGAGTCGCACAAGTTTTAACCAATGAACATCAATTGCGCAGTTTCCGCGAACGAGCTTTGAATCCAAATATTAAGCCATACTTGCCAGTTAATAAACAGGCGGCTCTCGCCAGGAAACTGGTTCAAGCCGCGAAAGAAGCAGGGGAAGAGGTGACCGGTCAATTTATTCGCAGTAATTTCATGGCGCTGTTAAGCGATGCGAAGTTACAGGAGCGAAAATTAAGCCGGGAAGAACAGGCTAGGTTAGAAGCTGAGGACATTCGCAATCGCTTTGAGCGGTTGCAGGAGGAATTCGTGCGCCATCTTCATGGCGTGTGGAACACTGGCAGAGAAATGACTGATTTAATGGCCAAACATCGGACGACTACTTTCAGCCTTTGGAGCAGAACACAGCAAGCGATCCAATCGGCCAAGGAGATGATCAATAAACTAGCAACTAAAATATGAGTCTGGAAAAGCAAGTAAATAAAATCAGAGAAGAAGTTGGCAAGCCTCGTAAAGATCGGGGGGTGAAAGTTCGTCTAGCGGCCATACGCTTTGAAGAACATTTTCGCGGGCGCGAGTTCACCTCAGCCGAATTCGACGAATGGCTTGCCAATGATCCTGATATGGCACCGTATCTAGGAAAATCAAGTTTGGGACGTAAAAACCTTCAGCAAGCCGGTCTGCGGGATGATATGGAGCACCCTTTCGAGATTTATCGCACCAAGAAAAGCGCTTGGATTTTGAGGCCTGTAGAGAAAATCTTTTTCACGGACGACATTCCGCAAAATTTCGTCGATGTCGTTAAAGCAACCGAAAAAGATATTCAAATGCATTTGCAGGCAGCGGATTTGGATGCGCAATCCGATGTTGCGAAATTCGCGATTATAACCTTTTATCGGCAGTTCAAGCATGCCAAAGCCAATGTGCTGACGGCCATTAGTACGTTGACCGATCTGGCTCTGCAATGGAGTGAAGGCGATTATCTGGCCTTGACTACCAATCACAGAAACTTGCCTGAATCGACGGAATCTAAAAATGGCTGAGATAAAGTCCGAATCAGAACAATGACCGACACCCTCTTTGACCACGCTTGCGGCGCTTTGGCCGTGATCCTTTTTATCTGGAGCGCTGTCCTATTGTGGGCCAGTTGGCAGGTCGGAGTCATGCTGCGCACCCTCGCCGAGGAACGGCGCGAGTTGCGCCGCTGGCGGAGGTTACAGGGCATTTTCGACTCGCAGCGATCAAAGTGGCAATAACTCCTATGGGCATCCGAATAGAAGATCTTTCCGAGCGCCAGAAGGGCATGATCGAGGGAACCGAGGAGCCAGCTCCTCCTCGGGCAACGATTCTCGGAGGCAAGCGGCCGCGCACCGAGCGCGACGAACAAGGAATCTTCGCCAACTGGCTCCTCTCCCATGGGCTACCCTACTGCTGGCATTCGACCCACCGGCGCACCACGGCGACGGTGGGCGTATACGATTTCTGGGTGGGCAAAGATGGCAGGAGCGCTTGGATGGAGTTTAAATCGTTTCCGGTGCGCTTGAGCAAGGAGCAAGTGGATTTCGGCAACCAGTTGCGCGCGCACGGGATAGAGGCGCACGTGGTTTTAAGCGCCGATGAAGCGATTCGGATCGTTAAAGGCTGGGCCAAGAGCGAGCTGGTTTCGCATTGACTGTTACGCACTGCTATCCTAGCGTGGCTCTTCCTTCACTCTCAACCACGGAAAGGGTAAGAGGTAAGAGTGCTTCCCAACCCCATTACTGACGCAAAGCTCCCAAAAGTCTCTACGCTGCCCGTAGAGACGTCTTTCCGTGGGTTGCGCGGTAATGGGGTTGGGGAGCACAGAAAGCGAGCCCTGTGCCTTCCGGTTGGCCTGATGTAAGCGATCCGCCCATCCAGTTGCCCCCCGATGCGCGAACTCCGCGCCCTAGCGACTGCAACGCCCTGGCGATTTTGCGCAGCTTAAACGCGGACACCTTTGCTACCGCAGGCAGCTTGGGCACACTCAAAATAGCCACCCATTACGGGCAGGACGTCTGGATTCTTACCGATCACGCCAGAGTGGTCGCCGAAGCTCGCAGGTTGGATGGACTGCCACTGGCAGGCAAAAAGAGTCTCGCTATAGCGGGTAGTCGCAAAAATGCGCCTGTGGGGCTTTTAAGCTCTAATTCAGCCTTCAACCGTTTGAAAAATCTCTTACTGGTCGAAGGCATGCCTGATTATTTCAGCGCATTGCAACTAGCGATCGCCTCGAGCGTCAACTTGCGCGTCGCTTCGATGCTGGGTGCCGCGTGCAGAATCGATTCGGACCCGGGCGCCGACTTCGGGAATGGCGGCATGGGTTTGGACGGTAGGAGGGTGCTTATCATTCCGCACAACGATCCAGCCGGCATCCAGGGCGCAGGCAACTGGAGTAGTCGCCTATATTCCTTTGGCGCGGACAAGGTCCGTATTCAGCCATTGCCTGGCATTTATAAAGATCTCAATGAATTCATTGTCGCCGAGGATGCCCCTGAAAGGATTCTGCAATGGTTCAAAGCCTGATTCCCCCATCCCAGGACGGGCAAAAACCTGAAGAGCGCAGCGCCCAGAAAGTGGCGCGCGAATCGGAAGAAAAATGGGATATGTCACTGGCAAATAGCATCATCAGTGATTGCGAGCTTGATTCTTTGGACCTTAGTCCACGCCCGCTTCTCATCAATCCCTGGGCGCGCCAAGGAGATTTGGGATTTGTTTTCGCCGCACGCGGCGTAGGCAAGACCTGGATCGGCATTTATGTCGCCCATTGTCTGGCTGACAGCAAAGATTTCGGCCCGTGGAAAGTCCCGCCAAATGACAGCAAAATCCTCTACATGGATGGCGAAATGGCAATCGCTGATGTCCAATATCGCAATCGCGTGCTAGGCGCAGGTCGTTCCAACCTTTTTTATCTGAGCCACGAAATCCTCTTCGAACGTTCCAACAGGATAATCAACCTCATCAACCGAGAACTTCAGGAGGCAGTCATAAAATTCTGTAAAGACCAAGCCTTCAATGTGCTTATCCTCGATAATCTTTCATGCCTGGCCGCCGGCATGGAGGAAAATTCTGCTCTTGACTGGGAAAAAATCCTCCCCTGGCTCCTCTGTCTGCGCCGGGAAAAGATTTCGGTGATCTTTATCCATCACGCCGGTCGCGAAGGTCTTCATATGCGCGGCACATCCAAACGCGAAGACCCAGCCGCCTGGATCATCCATCTGCGAGCGCCTAAAAACGATCCGGATCATGAGGTCCAGGGCGCACACTTCATCTCCAGCTTCGACAAGTTCCGCAATTGCCAATCCCGCCCCAAAGATATCGAGTGGAATTTCTCGCCTCTGGATAACGGCAAAGAAATGATCGTCCGTTGCGAGGAATGTAACCCCTTAGATGTGTTCTTAGAGATGGTTAAAGACGGTGTCGATCAATGCAGCCGAATCGCCGAAGACATGGACCTCTCCGAAGCCACCATCTGTCGTTTAGCCAGGAAATGTGAAGAGAAAGGACTCATCGAAATCAAAAACAGGAGATATTATATAAAGACTTCTCAACCAAGAACTTATAACCCAAGTGATGACTGATCCACCCCTGAAATGAAAATAACCCTCTCATTTCAGGGTTTCCCCTAGGAGAGTTTCAATTCTCATTTCACAGTAAAAAGTATCGCCATTTCACCCCTCATTTCATGCTGCTTACGAGAGAACAAGCTTTTCTCATTTCATGTTTCGTTTCACGTAAAAACTCTGAAATAGCCACCCATTTCACCCCCCTAGATGGGATAGGGGTGAAATCTGGGGCGCGCTTTTCAGCCCGTTTCACCCTTCGTTTCACCCTTTAATGCCTCGCGGCCGACCCCCAGCTCTAACCCCAGCTAAAATCGAGCGCGTCGCTCGGCTTATCTGGCTCGCCTATACCGATAAACAAATTGGTATCATGACCGGCGTCAGTTACAAAACTATCGCCAAAGCCAGAACAGGCGACATGTTTCCACGTATCGCGCAACGTGCCCTGGAATTCGAGGAACCGTACCGCGAAAAAATGTGGGCCGAAGGTTTCCAAGGCGGCATTGCCTGGATGCTCGAGCGCCGCTATCCCTCCCAGTTCGCCAAACCCGAAGTGCAACTGACCTTTAAGCAGAACAACTACACCCAGAACAATCTCCAGATAAACATCACCCGCGCCGAGATGAAAGCGATCGAGGCCGAGGCGAGCCCGGTGCGCAACAAGGTTAAGGAAATGTTTGCCAGTTATCGGCCGGCGCTCCCGGGCAACGGCAATGGGCACGCAAAGGAGGCTAGCTGAATGCTGACTGAAACTGAGATCGCCTCGCTAAAGAATCAAGGCTTTGAATGGGTTTTGTTGGAGATCGCCGAGTACAGAATGCTGTGCGCTCATGCGGCTGATGCACTGGAGGATTGTCCTGATCTGGATCACGATCATGAAGACCTTATCGCCCAACTGCGAAAGGCGGCAGAGTGAGTTATACTCCCCACAGACAAAATGCCGTGGGGGTTTTATGTCGCAGGCCTTGAGTTCCGCCAAGAGCTCGGGCCTGTTTTATTTTATGAACAAGACTCAGAGACTGCGCATGCTGGCGCGTTCGATGAGAGAGCCTTTGCTCGAGGAAGAAGAAGTTGCCCTCTCCATTGATGACGATGTGCCAATACCCGGTACTCGTGCAGCGCCTTACCGTTGGCTCTCACGCGCTTTTACTCGCATGCAGCCTGGGCAGTCGGTCGTCTTTAACGGGCACCATGGTTACATTCATTGGTTGGCCTCTGTGGCCGGCATCCGTGTCCGGACTCGCATGGTCAATGGAGAAAAGATTCCGTTGCGCGGGACCGCGCTATTACGGATCTGGAGAGTGCAATGAACTTCAAAGTTGCCAACGACAATCCGCAATTACCTCCTTACGACGCACTGTTGCTTAACGCGCTATTGGCCTGGGCTAGTCTGCGTTGTTTTAATAATCTGCGACCCTTTATCCAGGCATGAAACTGGCCAAGGGCATCATTGATTCTCCGGCGCTCTTTGTCCGTAAAGTGATGGAGCGCGAGTTGTACACCTGGCAAGCGGAGATCGCTGAGGCCGTTGATTTTGGCTCTAACTTGGAAAGAGTCCGGATCGCGGTGCGCACACCCAACGGGAGCGGCAAAAGCTCGATTGTGATTCCCACTGTGATCCTGCGTTGGCTGGATCGTTATCCCAAAGCCAAGGTTGTTCTGACTAGCGCTGATGCGCGCCAGCTTGACAGCCAGCTCATGCGCGCGCTGCACGCTTATCGGCATCCGCACCTGGTCCACTGGGAGTTTTTAAGCCGCGAGATTCGCACGCCGCAGGGCGGCACCTTGATCAGTTTCACTACGGACGAACCATCAAGGATGGAGGGGCATCATGGGGCCAAGGGCGCACCACTACTGTTGATCGTCGATGAAGCAAAGAGTGTACCCAATTCAATCTTTGAAGCTGTGGACAGATGCGGCTACGCCGTGCTGCTCGTGATTTCCTCGCCCGGGTTACGATCAGGAACCTTCTTTGACTGCTTTTCCAGTAACCGTCCGCAACATTTGTGTTTTGAAGTTTCACTTTCACAGTGTCCGCATATTCCTCGCGCCAAGATTGAGGACATGATCGCCACTTACGGCGAGAGCCATCCGTTGGTTCGCAGCTCGATTTATGGCGAGTTCATGGACCTGGCGGAAGGCGAAAGTTTCATCGTGCCGTTTCAGAGTCTGATGGATTCGATCAATAATCCGCCGCATGCCAAGATTTCCAGACATGAGTACGCTGCTTTTTGTGATTTCGCTCAAGGACGAGACGAAAATGTTCTTGCAGTTCGTTCAGGGAACAAGCTCATCGCTCTGGCTGCCTGGCACGATGCTAACGCGATCTCGATCGTGGGGCGTTTTATTCTCGAGTTCCGAAAGCATGCCTTGCGTCCCGAACAGATATGGGGCGACGCCGGAGGCTTGGGTCTTCCTATGTGCGACATGTTGAGCGATGCGGGTTGGCCCATTAACCGGTTCAATTTCGGGGCCAAGGCCAGCGACGAGGACCGCTTCATCAGTCGCGGCGCGGAAATCTGGCACGCGTTCAGCCAACGGATTCAGAAACGTGAATTGGTCTTATTCAACGATCCTACTCTTGTGTCGCAGCTTACGAGTCGCAAGACAACCATCGACGCGCGCGGCCGACTAGGCATTGAGAAGAAGGACGACATGGCGACGCGCGGAGTCAAATCGCCTGATCGGGCTGATGCGGTATGCGGGGCGTTTGCGCACGGAGTGCAGAATTTCGCGGCTTACGCGCAACGCTTGAAAGATCCGTGGGAAAAGTTGGACGAGGCTTATGAAGGCTTATCCAGAGAACTGACGGCAACAAGCTCTCAAGGTGTAAATCGATCCGATTTGGAGGATCTTGGTTCTTGGCCAGGTTGAAGGATTGACCTCACCGCAGCATCCCTGTAAAAACGTATCGAATTCTCAATCTCGGAGCCGGCGTGCAATCGACAACCATCGCGCTCATGGGGCTAAAGAACTGGGAATATTATCGGTACTGAGCACCAATGAAAGTACTCGTGGCATGCGAATTCAGTGGCATTGTTCGCGATGCTTTCAGCGCTGTCGGGGCATATGCAGTTTCATGCGACTTGGAGGATACCGAGCGAATCGGTCCCCATATAAAGGGCGACGTTATGGATGTCATCGACGATAGCTGGGACCTACTGATAGCGCATCCACCCTGCACTTATCTTGCTTCGAGTGGGGCCAGATGGTTTGCTGAGCGCAGGGATATGCAGAAAAAGGCGGCTGATTTCTTTCTTGGGCTGTGGTGGTGTCCAATTAAACGCATTGCTATTGAAAACCCAGTGGGAGTCTTGAGCACGTTTATTTGCCGGCCAGACCAGATAATTCAGCCGTGGCAGTTTGGGCATGGTGAGACCAAGGCAACCTGCTTATGGCTTAAGAATCTGCCTCCACTTGTACCAACAGACATTGTTTCCGGCCGGCTGGCCAGAGTTCATCGCATGGCGCCAAGCAAGCGCCGATCAAAGGATCGCAGCAGGACTTTTGCCGGTATAGCGGCAGCGATGGCGGCTCAGTGGCATTCTTTGGGTTAGCACTCAGTACCGGAAAAGTTCCACGTGGAACACGTGCCAGACAGAATGCTGTGGGGCACAATGTCGCAGGTCCGAATTACCGCCAGGGGTTCGGGCCTGCTTTGTTCGGGCTCTAGAGCGGTTCTTTGCGGGAGGAGGACCGATCGGAACGTCTTCCTGCAGTTTGCCGCCTGTTTTGAGTCGGCTCCAGTGCGCGTCGCACAGTCCGCGGTAACGTGAGGGCCGGATGCAAGTGGCCACGCTGCATTTAGTCCAGTGACTCATTTATCGAGAGCCCTTTTAACACTTTCGAATACGTACTGCCAGGCTACTTTCTCGTCAGCGGTCAGGTCGGTCCAATCCGGGTGCGTGAGGTGATCGAGGCATTCGCACCAGGCTTTGTAGGCCAGTTCTCCGGCGTTCATTGATTGATAGGTCTTGCAATGCAAGAAACTTCTTGACATTATTACTCACAAACACTCCGTGCGAGAAAAATCATGAGCGACGAACTGGATCCTCAAGTCGAGCAGGAAGTTGCGCCACAGACTAGCGATGAAATAACGCCTCACGTTAAACCATCTTCTGGCACAGGCATTCCTGGCACGACTACGCTGGCGACCTTATTCAGTACTTGTTTTCCGAATCAGAGTGCGCAGCACGGCACACCGGTTTTTCAGTGGAGCGGTCCCAACCAGATCATCGCTAATTTCACCGCAGCGACGACCCAGAACGCGAGCTCGAGCGCGATGTACATCAATTTTGAATCGAGAGCTTTTTACCCAGCAACCATTAGTTAAAAAAGAGGCAGCTTCTATGGCAGACGCACAGAATCCTACCGGGCATGTCGCAACGCAGACTGATTTGGATTCAGTCCAAAATCAGCAAGAAGGCGACGTTTACATTACCGACGACACGGGGGAGGGGTGGCAGTGGACTGGTTCGGTATGGGCGGACTTGGCGGGTGCGCCCTCTGGACCCGAACAGTTGGCGATCACGGTTGGGGGCGCGGTCGCCGGCAGCACGACTATAGACGCTCTTTTTACTTCGTTGTTCGCGACCAGGAGCGGCGATCTGGGTGCGGCAACGTACACTTGGGCTACGCCGAATAGTATTGTCGCAACATTTGCTGCAGGCACAACGCCCTCCGCACAGCTAGGCAGCGCGATGTTTTGCCGATTTGAAGCGCGGCCGCAATCGCCATCCAGTATCAAGCAATAGGAGACTCTTTATGGCACAACCAGCAGCGGGAACAGCGATACCGGCCAGTACGACGATTGACGCGCTTTGCACGACGTTACTAGCGACACGCAGTGGGGATTTGAGCGCGGCGACGTATGCTTGGGGCGTGGCGCCCAACTCGATTGTGGCGCAGTGCGCATCGACGGCGAATCCGAATTCGCCGGCGTTGATTTACATTGTTTTTCAGCCGCGCGCGGTCTGGCCGCAATCACTGGCGCAATAGGCTTATGAGCACCACGAGTCCATTGGTATCAGCGACTGGCATTTGGTACGCTTATTTTCCGGTTCAGGAGCAGGCAGGTGACGGCGCATCGCATGTACTGGATATTAGCGGAGCGGAAAGCTTTGGGAACGCGTCGTTGTTTAGCGAGGCGCCGAGCGGCATGAGTCTGGCGCATCGGGCGGTGGTCAACGTGGATGTGCACGCGGAGTGCGAGCACGAGGTGGCGATCGAGCGCACACTTGGGGTTCACGTGGACAAGGCTGGGACGATTCTGGAACGTGGGCAATCGATCTTTGTCACGGGCGAGGGCAACAGCGCTTATCAGGGGATTCTGGATGCTGGACACATTGTCAAAACTTTTGTCTCAGCGCCTGGGGACAAGGTTTTAATCACGGGCGGATACATCTCGGTCATGGCCACGCCGATCTAGGAGCCTTATGCCACAGAACCTTACTTGCCGGGTGCATCTGACGGTGACGGCCGCCTTAAGCGATTTAAACACGATCTCCTTGAGCGGTGACACGGAGAACCAGGTTTTAATTAAGAACAATGGACCGGGCGTGATCTGGATTAGTTTCGATCCGGCGACGACGGCGAGTGTAGCGGGCACGGCGTGTTACGGTCTTAAGACCGGTGAAACTCTGTTACGCAATCATGTTTATCGGAATCAGCCTTTTACGTTCATGGCTGATACGGCTTCAACCATTGTGACAATGTCAACTTCGCCTTACCCATGAACTTCGTAACGCCACAAGAGAATTTGGAGCCGCCGGTTTTGAGCGACATGCTGCGCGCGGATCGGCGCGACGGGATGCCGGATTCGCTTTACAAGATCAATGAACTGCTGTGGCTGATTGCGTCACAGCAACCGCCTCTGACACCGCCTGTGACCGAGAAGGAGGGTCCTTAGGATGGCTATCGCAACGACGATTCGGACTTTTGCCCCGGCGTTTAACACCGGTCAATACGGTTGGGTGAACCTGACGCTGGCGAGCACAGCTGGAATCAGTGCGGCGACGCCCTTAACGATTACCAGTGGTGCGACGGCACCTGGGGCATGGGGCGGTACGCTTACTTTAACGCCTTATCATGAGTTGCCGAATAACGGTTACATGTGCCGAATAACGGCCACCACGTTACGCGGCAACAATTACATGGTGATTCGGGGCGGTGACGCGGTGAGCGGATGATCAGTGCGCTGATATACTGGCTGGTTCTGGTTATCATCGTTTGTTTGCTGTACTGGGTGCTCTCGATGTTCGCTCCGGCTCAGATCATGCGGATTGTGTTGGTGGTGTGCGTGGTGATCATCGTTTTAAGTTTGATCTACCTGTTTTTGCCGTTGGCGCATATGGGAGGTGCGTGGCCGCGATGAGTGGAAAACCTGGAAGAAGTGGAACATGGAAACGCCCAGACGTTCTGGCGCGGTTTGTCGAGCGTTTCGTTATCGAGGATTCAGGTTGTTGGAAGTATATCGACAGCTTCAAACTCTCAGCCATATAATGCATTATGCCTGACAATCATGAATTATATGGCGATATAAATAACGACCTTCGCGATAGGTTGAAATATGAAAATCGTCTCATAATTTGGCAGAAGATGCGCAATCTTGGCATGGGCCGGGTCAACCGACCGTGGCCCGGAGCTGCCAACATGCACGTGCCGATTGCCGACACGATCATTAACAAGCTCAAGGCTTATTACATCGTTTGGATCTTCGGGCCGGAACTCTTGGCCAGTTTCTACAGCTTGGATGATCAGGGCGATTCTTACACCGACGCTTGCGCGCAATGGTTCGATTACAAGGTGCGCGAGACGTCCAATTTCAGCGACCAGATCATTTGCGCGGTTGACAGTTGTTTGCAGAACGGGATGGGCGTGGTCAAGACGTATTGGGACGCTCAAGCCGAGCGGATCGCATACGCGAGCATCCATCCTTATTACGTGATTGTGCCGCCGTACGCGACCTTCGACTACAACCGGAGCGAGCGCGTGGTGCATGTCATGCAGTATTCGGAAGCTGAGTATCTGCGGGACGCCGAGGCCAAGGGTTTCAACACAGATGAGTCTTACATAGAGAGCATCAAAGGCGAGGGGCGCCCCGACGACAAATATGAGCATTACCGTTACACCGCCGAAGGCCTTTCTTATGTGCGTCTGAAAGACCTGATCATCTTGTGGGAAGTGTACCTGCGCCAGACTGACGGTCAGATACTGGTCAAGACGTTCAGCCCGTTGCAGCCCGATGAACCTGCTCGGACCGATTTCAAGTTGCCTTATGACCACAAGCAGGTGCCCTTGACGATGCTGCCTTACGAGCTGACCGATGGCGGTTATTACAGCAGTCGCGGGATCTGTGAACTGACCCAGATGTATGAGGCCAGCGCTTGTAAAACCTGGAATGAAAAGTTGGATTTCATGTCGATCGCCAATCGGCCGGTCCTTAGTTCGCAGGGGGGATCGATTAACGCGCAGAACATCCGTTGGGAGCCTGGTGCGGTTTATGACTCAGTACTGCAACTGGTACAACAACCGAGTCCGCCGGTCAGTTTCGATGAGGAAATCACCTCGAACCGTTCGATGGCAGAACAGCGGGTGGGGATCCCTGACTTTGGTGTTGCCGGACCCAACCAGCCGACCGGGAACAAAACGGCGACTGAGACCAATGTCATCACCAACGTGATGCAGCAGACTAACGACCTCAGGGCGCGGATATTGAAAAGCGCGATGAGCAGAGTTTTCGAACAGAGTTGGAGTCTTTTGCGACAATATGACCGCGCGAGCCTGGATTATTTCTGGCGCAAACAGCGGATCAGCTTACCTGATGCGGCTTTTGACAATAAGTACGTGCTGCGGCCGAATGGGAGTGTGGATGGGTATTCGAGGGAACGCGAGATCCAGAAACTGATGCAGCTTCGGCAGTTAAGCGCTGGTTCACCGTGGATCATCACTCCGGAGATCGATCGCAAGATCGTTGAACTCATGGACGCGCAATGGGTGAGCGATTTGTACGAGGAACCGCCACAGGTGACCAGTGATCAGCAGGAGAAACAGGCGCTTGAGAACTCTATTATAATAGATGGGTTTGAACCGCAGGTGAAACCTGATGACGACCATCTGGTGCATCTGCAGATGATTGACGGGTTTATCGGGTACAAGGGGCAGCAGGGTACGCCGATTGCGCCGCCGCAGATGGCGTTGCTCATGAAGCATATGGGGATGCACATTGGGGCGGCTAGGAGCGACCCGCAATACTGGAAGGCGCACGCGGCTGAAATCCAGCCTTTTATCCAGAAAATGCAGGACACGATGAAAGGGCTGCAGAAACAGCAGGCGGCGAGTGCGCAGGCACAGATGGGGCTAGCGAATTTACGCGGTGGTGTGCCGCCTGGGATGGGCGGTCCTCCTTCGCCTGGGGGCGGTGGGATGATGCCGAATGCGCCGGTTCCGGCGGCGCCGCCGCAAGCGCCGGCACCTGGTGGACCGATGGCAGGCCAACCGAACGTGCCGCAAGTACCCGGCGGCAACGGGAACTTACCGATGGGATGAAAACCTTTTTTTAATGTCGAGATAAGAGAGCGTATCTGCGCTGTTATCGAACCATGCTGGGTAACGCGCGTGAACGGGCTCCTGGGAGGGGTAACCCTCCCCTCGACGCCATTTTAGGTGTGAAATCGATCTTACGCTGGTACATGCGCGTGGTTCTGAGTCGTCCGATCATTCGGGCGATCGACTGGACGGCAGAAGAGCGCAGTGCGTTTGATTCGTTTTGTCGCACATCCTGTGGTATAAAGCTTTTCGAGTTTTTGCGTCAATTGATAGCCAATATGACGTTTAATGCCGTTTACCAGAATTCGGTGAGCGCGAACGCCAAGGCTAGAGGGGCGCAAGATGTATTGGCTGTTCTACATAAGCTGCGGTGTTTTCCCGAACAACAGGAGGAGAGCAGTTTTAGCGAGCTGGTAGACAGCGAACCCCCGGATCTAAAGGCCACGCAACAAAAAGCCGATGCTTGGCGTCCGATAGGCGGCCGGGGGGCAATCGGCTAGGAAAAATGATATGCCAGAGGAAGCGGCAGCAGTAGCGGAAGCACCGAGTCAGGTTCAAGAACCGAGTAATAGCGGTGGGAGCGACGTCTACCATCACAAGCTTGGTGAGAGCAACGGCACGGAGAGTTCTGCGGCCGGTGATTCTGAGAGCAATGGACATAAAGCGGTGCGTCCCGAAGGTCAAAAGCCCAAGGAACTGAGCCGGTACGAGCGGACTAAGCGTGAGCGGGCGGCTTTCAAGGCTGAGCGCGAAGCATTCCAGCGTGAGCGCGAAGCGTTTACCAAGGAGCGGCAGCAAGCCCAGAAAGCGGCTGAGGAAGCCAAAAAGCCCAAACGTGATTACAGTCTGGCTGAGCTGAAGAAATACCGCGGCGAATGGGAGCGCGAAGGCAAGTACGACCTTGTCGAGGCGGCCGACAAAGAGATCGCGGTAATGAATTCAGAGGCAGAAGCCGAGCGCAAAGCGCGCACGGTAGAAATGCCGCCAGCCGGAACACCTGAACACAGGAGCCAGTGGGAAGCCGCGGAACGCGAGCTTTACCAGGCTGACCCTGAGTTTATGCGTGCTGGGACACGGCTGGACACGCGTCTGCGCGAGATCATGGGCGGCGAGGACGGGAACATCTATCGTCAGCACCCCAGAGGGATCATTGCGGCATATCACAGAGCGAAAATGGAGTTACTGGAAGCGGACTTGAAAGTCTCGCAGACGGAAAACTCGCGATTACAAAATGAACTGAAGCGCTACCAGGGTTTGACCGGTATCGGTGCGGGATCACCTGCCCGGGTGGGCAGTGGATCACGGGTTGAGAGTCTAGGAGATTTCGAACGGCTTTCGACTAAAGACATGCGCAAGCATTTGCTTTCGAATGCGGACAAACATGGGGTGCCATGGTTTTAGAATTAGAACAATTATATGCCTCCTCCTGTTTACGGGGCTGTCACCACGACTGACAAAGCCTCCGAGTATCGAATCTATTTTTCGAACAAACTTCTAGAGCACCAGATCCACACCCTGCAGCTCTATGAACCTGCTTACAAGGCCTCTATTCCGAAGGGCCAGGGCAGTAAAACGATCCGGATGTTCCGCAGCCCGCCTGCGGACGTCGCCAACGTTATAACTTTGACAGAGGGAACGCCTCCATCCAACGCACCGTACAAGCTGGTGTTCGAGTTTATCACGCGCACCCTTCAACAGTACGGTGGGTATGCACAGGTGAGCGATATAGTCGACGAGACAGAATTCCTGAATACCGGCGAAGCTCTGATGGAGAAATTCGGGGAAGAAGCAGCTCTTTGGTGCGACGGTCTTATAAGAGACGCATGCATCAACGGGACTACGGAAGAACCGACCAAGTTCCAGAAGCGTTACGCCGGCACGGCAACCACGTATGCGACACTGCAGGCGCTGACTCAGCAACAAGGGCGTTTTTCCAGTGACGATTTGATTGATTCCTGCACTGAGTTGCGGATCAACAAGGCCAAGGAATACGATGACAACTGTTTTATCGCTGTCGTGAGTCCGGAACAGGAGCGCGATTTGATCGAGGAACAAGGGAGCGCGTGGACTTATGCTAGTGCGTTCCAGAAACCGGATCAGATCTGGCGCGGCGAGATCGGGCGTTTGTTCGGAGTCAAAGTTTTGCGGACAACGAATGCCTGTTACCAGACGACAACTGAAGGCGTGAACGTGCCTGGAGCGAGCGGGGCGACGATGGTGATTGCTTCCTTGATCTTCGGCAAAGACGCCTTTGCGGTACCGGACTTGGAAGGTGAGAACCCGCCTAAACCGAAGGTGAACACGATCACGGAACCGGATTCGGCTAACCCGTTTAATCAGTTCTACACGTATGCGTGGAAGACATTCTACAATGCGGTCTGCCTCTCGACTTGGAACGGCATTGTAAATCAGACGCTGAGCGCATACAGCCCAACTTAATATGGCTACGATAGCGATTGGGATCAGTCCTAAAGCCGGGGGCGGGTACAGCGCTGATGTACCTGTCAATGCGCTACAGGAAGACGGGGTACCACCTGAGGAAGGCGATAAAGTGTCTTTCAGCGTGGACGCGACGGTCAAAAGCGTGAGCGGTGGAACGGCCACGATCGAGATTGACGCGATTAACGGCGAGCCGGTCAGTGAAGAGGCGGCTGAAAGCCCGGAAGAAGAAAGCCAGGAGGAAGGGCAGGAAAGTGCGCCACCTGGGGCCGGCGGTGGACCGAGCGGTGCGGCAAGCGGTGCGGACGGGATTGGGCGGCCGCTAGGCGGAGCTCCGGCGCGGCCTGCGGCGCGGATGCTGACATCCAAAGGTGTAAGGCCGCCTTTAGGCGGTTTGGTCACGCCGACTGGTGAAACGACATCCGCTCTTGGCGCGCGTTTAAAAAAAGCGGCCCGCGGGCGCGCGATGCCTTTCTAGGAAAAGTGCAGATCATTGTCAGAGATAAGCGCAGCGAGAATGAGCGACGGAAAAAGGAAGATTCCGCCGCCATTCTTCGCCACTACTATAATAGAGAGATTCGTGACGGGAGTCGGATGAAGCTGGTGGCACCGAAAAAGGTGATTAAGAAGCTTTATGAGGAACGTTGAGTTAGCCGGTCCCAGCGACCTGGTGCGCCAGATGGAAGCGGTATACGGCACGTTTGACATCGGGCTGGACGGATTGCCGACACCGGCCTGGGAAGGGCGTAATATCAAGGCGTTGCGGATGCCGGAGAACTTGGAACACCAGTATTTCAGTGGCGTTTTCCTGCATCGGGTCAGAGCCAACCGTCGGATGATAGGCGCGCTGGAGCGAGTTTATCTGGAGATCAATAAGCGCTGGAGTATTGAAGCCAGGCGGGCGCACGGGTTGAACCGGTTCGTCAAATGTTACTGTTTCGGTGAGGGCGAGGGGCCATCCTTGTTCTGGTACGGCGGAGCGTGGGAGTTGAGTCCGGCTGTGAACGGGGAAACGCTTGACGCAGTGATTGAGTTGTTCAAGCAACACGGGTTTAAACATGACCGCAAGCGGCAGCTCCGAATCTTCGAGTACTGGTAATGGGAAAGGAGCGCTCAATTGGCCTACGGTAGCCCTGATTATCGCTTCAGGTGGCGTAAATCTATTAGGAACGCACACTGGCAACGTGGAAATCACGGCTGAACAGCGTGAAGGCTTGCGGCAGATGAGAGATCTTCATTCTGAGATTGACGATTTTAAGCGCTGGCAACGGCAGGCGGGCGATAACCAGCAGCAGATGATGCAGAACGATTCGAAGCTTTTAACCGAAGTCCACCGGATTGCGGTCCGTTTGGAACGTCTGAAAAACCTGGATCAAGAGAGAGGAGCGCCTCAATGAAGAGAATGCTTTTGCTTTTATTGGGTTTGGCCAGTTGCGCTGATGCCGCGCCGTTTCTGGTCTGTGACTCGTATCCGACCAATGCGGATATGGGACTGAACGTGACCACGTTTGTTGTGACTGGAGTTAGCGCTGGCCCGATCAATGTGCAGGCGACTATAAACGCCGATGGCACACAGTTTCTGCATTTTGATGTCGGATCTCTTCAGAATGGAACTTATACTGTTACTGCTGCTGCTATTAATGGTTACCTGAAGGAAAGCCCGGCCAGCGTCCCTTTTACTTTCACCATTGGGGTGCCGGCAACCCCCACTGGTCTACGATTGAGTCCAACGTAGCGATACCGAAACAGGTCATAATAGGCAAATTCGTTTTCAGTGTCAGCCCAACGCCAAGCCCAACACCGAAGAAATGAAAACAGCAATCGACGCGGGACACGGGGGGAGCGATCCGGGTGCGGTCGGGCCGAGTGGATTAAAGGAAAGTGTCGTTAATCTTTCGGTTGCGAAGCTTCTGGTGGCGCTTCTGGAGGTGTTCAAGATCCAGAGCTTACTAACGCGCAAGGAAGAGACCTATGTCAGTTTGGGTGCCCGATGTGAGGCGTCTAACGACTGGGGTGCGGACTACTTTGTCAGCATCCACTGCAACAGCGACGGGCCGAGTGCGGTCGGGATCGAGACCTTGTACAAGACTGAGAAAGGCAAAGCGCTGGCGGCTCCGATCCAGACCGAGTTGCTTATCGCTACTGGCGACCGTGACCGCGGACTCAAACATCGGACTGACCTCCATGTGCTGAACGCGACGTATGCTGTCAGTTGCTTAGTTGAAATTGGATTTATCAGTCATCCGGCCACGGAAGAAAAGCTTGGGACCGCGGTTTATCAGGAAAGGATTGCGCAGGCGATTTACCGCGGATTAGCGAAACATTTAGGTGTGAGCATTGAGCCGTTAAAATGAGCAACGAAATTGCCACCGATATTCAGTTTACTGACCAGGCGTTTCGGACGGGGGTCAACGCCAAGAAACTGAATCTGGCTTTTACCCACGCCACGATCCAGCCGGCGTTTGTGGCGGATAAGCCGGCGGTGGGTTCATACGGGGCGGGCGATTATTTGTTGTTACTTAAAGCGGACGGGACGTATGCCAAAATTCCGGCTGGTTCGGTGGGGAGCGGAACAGGCGGTGGAGGAACGACCACGGTGATTACCTGGGGCGAGACACCGACTGGGGCGATTGACGGGACAAATAAGGTTTATACCAGTGCCAGCGCGTATGTTTCAGGTTCGATTGCTGTGTACTTGAACGGGGTGCGTCAGCGGCGAACCAATGATTACAGCGAGACGACCAGCACGACGTTTACGATGGTCAATGCGCCGTTAGCTGGGGATTTGATGAGCATCGATTACGTGCATCCATAAAATATGGCTACCACCCAGATCCGCGGCACGACTCAGATCCAGAACCTGACGATTGCTGATGCGCAGATTGCCACCGCGGCAGCAATTCAGACCAGCAAATTACAGGATGGTGCGTTGTTCGTGAAAAGCGACGGCACGGTGGCGATGACTGCGTCGCTCAATCTGGGCAGTCACACCATCACCAACGTCACTGATCCGGTTAACCCGCAGGATGCGGCGACCAGGGCGTGGGTGCTGGCCAACGTTGCGGGTGGAGTCGTGTCTTCCACGACGGTGATGGCGGCGACCACGGGTGCTAATATCACTTTAAGCGGCACGCAGACGATTGATGGGGTTGCGCTGGCGGTTGGCAACACTTGCTTAGTCAAGGATCAGACTTCGCAGCCTACTAACGGTATCTACACAGTGGCTAGTGGCGCCTGGACGCGCATGGCGGCGATGGATACCTGGGCGGAGGTGCCCGGCATGCTGGTCAGTGTTCAGCAAGGCACAGCCAACCATGACACGATCTGGCTCTCGACCGCAGACGCCGGCGGAACGCTTGGGACGACCAATATTACCTTCGTCCAGATCCCAGGCCCATCCGATATCACGGCTGGTGCAGGACTGCTTCGCACCGGGCAAGTGATCGACGTTGTCACGGCCGACACTTCGTTGACGGTCAATGCCGACAACATGCTGGTCAAGGTTGATCCAGCAAGAGCGATTACCACGGTCGCCGCAGGTATAGGTGTCAATATCGATGCCACCACGATGGCAATCACGACCAACCAGCTTGGGGTGAAATCCGGAGTCTTCCAGGCTGCCGGGGCGTATCTTACCGCGGCAAATTTTGTGACACGCGAAACACCGACGGGTACGATCAATGGAAGCAACGCCACTTTTACCTTGGCCAATACGCCAACAGCAGGCACCGAGGAAGTGTATCTGAACGGGATCTTGCAGGATCAGGGAGCGGGAGCGGACTATACAATTTCTGGAGCGACAATCACGATGTTAAACGTGCCTCAGTCTGGTGACAAATTGAGGGTTAACTACCGTAAATGAGTAAGCCACCCACATCTATTGAAAGCCGTTTTTGGCGTAAGGTGATCGCTAAAGGCCCTGATGAGTGTTGGTTATGGAGAGGCAGTTTAACTCCAAGCGGTGGCTATGGACAGATAGCAAGAACACGAAAGGAAGGTCCGGTGCGCGCCAATCGCGTTGCTTGGGAACTTTTCAATGGACCAGTTCCGACAGGAATGTGCGTTCTGCATACATGCGACACGCCCTCATGCGTTAATCCGGCGCATTTGTATCTAGGTACTCGTGATGACAACGCCAAAGAAATGGGGCGCAAAAAGCGTTGGAAAAATCAACACGGTGCTGGTGAAAACCATGTGCCATTCAACGGACACCTCAAATAATGGCCATTACGCAGGTCAGAGGCACGCAGGTTTTGGACGGTTCAGTCCAGAGAACTGATCTGGACGTGACCACTGCCGGACAAGCGGTAATCAGAAAAATCGTTCAGGGCGCTGGGATCACGATTTCATCGACAGGCGCGGATTCTGGCACTGGCGACGTTACCGTCACGGCGACTGATCCTGGGACTTGGACAGCTTTGAGCTATTCGACAGGGTGGAGCGAAAACACCACTGCCCGGTATCGGGTGCAAGTTGTCGGATCTTTTTCCAAGGTGCTCTGTGAGGGAATCATCGCTTATGCGAGCGGTGCGGCGAGTCTGGCATTCACGTTGCCTAGTGGCGCAAGACCGGCTGTCCAGCGTGGGTGCTCGCTTGCGGGGTATGATTCGACTGGGGATGTGCAACTGTTTCAGGCGGTGATCGCAACCGGTGGCGCGGTCAACATTTACCCGATGGTGCGCCAGAACTTCTCTTGGCCGAGCGTCACTAATGGGAATGTCTATTTAGATTCTTTAACCTTTGCTCTCTAGCCATGCCAGACATCGTAACGACGCAGATCTTCGCAGATTCGGAAAAGGGAATCACGGCGACCAAGATGAACAACATCATCGCCAATTCCACGATCCAGACCGATTTCATTGCCAATAAACCGGCTGGGAGCGCGCTCAACCCGACCGACCAGTTGCTGGAACTAACCAGTGGCGGAACGTACGCGCGGATCACGGGAGCGCAATTGGCGAGCAGTGTGGCAGGGCAGTTGAGTTTGGCGAATACCAGCCAGAGCGGGATGCTGCACCAGACCAGTGGGAACATTGGCGACTATTGCGGGGGCGATAATCTGTTCCATGTTCTGAACACGTTCACGAGCCTCTCGACGGCCACGACGCTGACCAGTGCCGATACGAACAAGCTGCTGATTTGTTCTGGGGGCAGTTGGACGTTGACCTTGCCGGCAGCGGCCAATGGTTTGGCTCACCGACTGAGAAACGATATGGGGATCAGCGGCGCCACTGGGACGATTACGGTGACGCCACCGACCGGGACGATTGATGGAGCGGCCACGTTGAAACTTCTGCCGCAACAGGAGTGCACGATTCTGTGTGACGGCACCAACTGGCGCAGTTTCGGTTTGAAACGTGAGGTGATTTTAGGGACGCAGGATATTACGACCTCTACAGCTAGCAGTTTCGTTTTGCTTCCGGCTGGTTACCGATACTATGAGCTGATCTTTATGGGTTTTACCCCGGTAGCGAATGGAGACAATCTCTTGGGTCAATTTTCTTCAGATGGAGGATCTACTTGGTACACTGCCGCGAATTATTACGATGAGATTATTTATAATTCATCCGGGACTGTGGTTGCTAGTAGTGACATTGAAACAGGAACCTCAGGCAGGATTGCGGGCTTGGGCATTAACGCTTTAGCTCAGCCGACTATGGTTAAACTTACAATCTTCCCCGGTTCTGCTACGCAAGCTCCCACCTGTATAACAGATATGGGCAGCAGAAATTCAGGGGCGGCATTTAACAGTAAGTGGCAAGGGTATTGGTTTTACAATGCAACTGTTCGGATGAACGCCTTAAAATATTATTGTCAGACAGGCAACATTGCCAACTCATTTCTCACCGTGAAAGGAGTCGTGTGACAGTTTCAGACATCATCAACTTCGCTGCAGAAACCACCGGGGATATCTCCAGTGAAGCGCTTGATTATGCCAGACGGGCGATCCGGATCAAGTACGCGACGTTATACGACAGTCACAACTGGCGCGAATCGATGCGGGTGCTGGACGGGATGCTGATCGATCCGACGTTAGGCGGAGTTTTCTTCCTTCCGTACGACGCCGAGGAAGTGATTTTCGTTTCGATGAGTTATGACGGGATTAATTATATCCGGCTGAATTATCGCGAACGTGACTGGATCGAGCGATTTACTTATCCGGCCTTTAACCTGCCGGGGAACACGCCATGGTTTTACCGGTCCGAAAACTTGGCGTGGCCGTGCCCGAATCCTGGCAAGTTCACATTTACGACCAATAACGCGAGCCCGTTCACTCTGTACATCGCCGGTCGTGACGCGAACAATTTCCCGATCTCAGAATCCTTCGTGTTGCAAGGACTGGTGAACCCGCCTAATCCGCCCGGGAACGTGACGATGAGCACCGCGCACACTTACGCGGCGGTGACTACGTTATCAAAAGATGTTACTGATTCTTCCGTCACGATTCAGGCGCAGGCGCCGACGAGTCCGTTGGTGATGCCGCCGAGCGCCACGGGATTGGTATTCACTCAGTTGGTGCTTGAACCGCCGCCGATTGGCTCCAATCCAGATGGCTCTCCGTTAACGACCTATATCCGGACCCAGGTCAAGCTTAAACCCGACGCTCTGGACAACGACTATAGCGTACCGCGGATCAGCCATATCTGGGACGCCTTGGTCAGCTTTATCACAGGCACCTTGTGGAAACGGATGGGGCAGGTACAAAAGTTTAATTCCGAGGAACAGATCGCCATGCAACACGTTAAAGCGGCCATTCAAGTGGAGAAAAATCAGAGCGAATTTTCGCAGCAAGCCGTGCCGGTCACGTATGAGACAGGCGACTATCTCAGAGGGTGGTATCAGAATCGGCCGACGAGCTGGAACCCGTTTGGAATGTAAATGCCTTTATTCAATGATCAGCTTGACGACGTTATTCTGGTCGACACCAGTGTGCCGATTGCCGGGGTCAACAACAGTCTGCCGCCGAGCGCTTTGGACGGTAGCACGGCAGCGGACGCCGAGAACCGCCTGACGCAACTGGACAGTCTTAACCGGTCGCGGCCCGGTATCATTCGTTTGGCCCAGAACGCCGGCGGAGGACTTGATTCCATTCATCATGTCGGTAACGGCGTCTTTATAGCCAATAACGGCCCGAGTTGGTTCAAATGGGATAACCGCAGTCATGTCTGGAGCACGTTGACTGGCGGTCCGGCTTACGGTGGGGGGAACCAGGTTTACTCAGCCCTGGCAGAGACCAAGCTTTACATGTCGCAGGGTACGACCTTAGACAAATACGATCCGGCAGTCGGGTTTGGTTCAGTCACTTTGCCCAGCCAGTATCCAACTGCGCTGTATCCGATCTGGGCGATTAACCGGCTGATCTACGTTTGGCAGAACAGTCTGATTGTCAGCGACGTACTCGATCCGGAAGTCTTTTTCATTACGACGAACACGGTCACGATCGACCCGGTCACAACGGACCTGATCACCGGTCAATGCCTATGGCAAAATCAGGCGATTGCTGTGTTTCGCAACGGGAGCGTTTGGCTGGTCGAGACTGGACCCGGACTAGATGTACCTGATTGGGGCATTCAGCGCATGAGCACCACAGTCGGATGCCGTTCGCACGGGACGATCGTCCAGTGTGAGGCGGATGTGTATTTCCTTTCGGAAACGGGCCGTGGCGTATACGCGCTTTCCCAGGCGCCGACCAGTGAACAGGAAGGTGTCTGGCTACCGATCAGTCTGGATATCCAGGGGTACATCGACCGGATCAACTGGGCAGCCTGCGATAACGCCAGGGCGACGTTCTGGAACCGGCTCTACATCTTGAGCGTGCCTCTGGACAATTCGGCCTTTAACAATTTCATGCTGATCTACTCTGTGCCGCTGAAAAAGTGGCAAGGCACGTGGTGTTTTGAGATTGGAGGGAGTGACGTCGCGGTGCGCGACTTTGCCCGGGACCGAACCGACATCAATTATTCGGTTCTCTTGGTAGCGACACGGGACGGGATCGTCAGCCGGTTCACGTACCCGCTTGAACGCCAGTATTACGACCGGAATATCGACAGCACTAAACAGTATTACGATTCGCGCCTGACCAGCAAATCTTTCACGTTCAACACAGATCTGACCCAGATCCGGCCGCATTCGGGCCGGTTCTTGTTTTTAGACAGTCAAGATCCGGTCACGGTAACCGTGATTGCGGATCGGCAACAGGAACTCGTCAAGCGGGATTTAAGCACTACTCCGTATCTGTTGAGTTTACCGATTGCCTCTTTTCCGTTCGATCTGGATACCGATGGCTACGTCAACCGAGTCATCGCGCTTCTGAAGACCGGAATCTGTAACGAAATCCAGTTTCAGTTGGAGGGAACCGGCAACTGGACCCTGTATCAGATCAAGGCAAGCGCCTTTGAATCGATGCCGCAGGTGGCCACATGAACAATCACGCACCCGAATATCTGGAGACGATGCGCAAGCTGCTTGGGTTGATCCGGCAAACCGAGAAGTTTTCTTATTGGGATAAAGACGCGATTCTGGATTGGATGGCGTATTTCTGGAACAAGGGAACAATCAGTTATCGGATTGAGGACGGAGTGGGCAAAGGCGTTTGCACGGTGAAATTTTTCTCGCGCCTGGAGCAATTTCTCGAGCCGTTTGTGCATGAGCCATTGGGAAATTTCGTGATGATTGAGATGCTTGTCAGCGACAGCCAGGCGACTAGTGCGCTGCTTTTTGATGAACTCTGTGACCGTTGGGGCGGTTGGCGCCCAGTTGTAATCTGGGATCGGGGTAATCGGACACAGAAGGCGCCACGGATGTTTCGTTGGCGAGAATTTCAGAAGATAGCCAGGAGGATGACCAATTATGCGCGCAATAGCGTTAACTAACGGAGGATTTTAATATGGGCGGTCAAAGCGCTCCTCAACCGCCGAAGCCTATTACCCCGGGACAAGCCGCCCAAGCCGCGGTTGGTACGGCTGGTGCGGGCGAAATGATGAGTATCGCCGATCAACCAGTTGAGCAATACGCGAATCTGCAGACCATGAGCCAACTGGGGCCGGCTGAAACCCAGATGCAGACTGCTCTGGCCAATCAGGCAGCGCTGCAGAGTGCTCAGGGACAGATGGCAATTCAGTCCCAGGTCGACCCGTTGGCCTATGCGCAACGCCAGATGCGGATGAAAGCGGCGACTGATCGGCTGGGGCAATTGTACGGCCAATCCCCAAGTGCATTTTCTTATCAGGCGCCGAGCGCTTTCTTTGTGCCGGGTACGGCTAATGTGCCAGCTCTAGGCGATGTGGCGCAGCAGGCGCGCAATATCGCCTCTAACCTGTCGCTGGCTCAGGTTTCAAGCACAGGGACTAACCCGAGCTTGTACCAGACCAATCCCAAGGCAGTTACGCCGACTCAGGGTGCCGGTTATTATTAAGGGGAGAGAAAAAAAGTGAACGCTACCAGCACCCAGATCCCGACCAGTGTCAGTGTTCCTCAATGGCAGCAGTGGTATGGCCAGAACGTTGGTAAAACGATCTTCGTTAACGGCCAGATGCGCACTATCGATCAGGACATTTTTCCTGACGAACTACTGCAGTCTTTTCAGCAGAATACCGCGCGCTGGCAGGGAGTTGGTCAACCCTCGCCGCAGACCGGTACAGGCGATATCGGCAGCGGAGTGCAGCCTGAGCAGGTTGCTCTGGCGCAGATGGCGCAGATTGACCCAGTCACTGAAGCACTGCGCCAACAGGTGGCGGCGAGCTATCTGGGCACAACCTTTGGCGGTCCACCCTCAGCGGGCAATGTCCAAAGTTATTTAGATCTTTACGGTCAGATCGATCCGACTGGCTTAGCCGGACGCCAGCAACTGGGGCAAGACCTGGCAGCGCAAGAAGCTTTAGGCACCCAACTTGACCCAGTTACCATGCGCCAGATCGAGCAGAGCGTACGCCAGGGTCAGGCTGCGCGCGGCAACGTGTACGGCACACCGCAACTGGTCCAAGAAGCGATGACCACGGGACAGGCGGGACTTGCTTTGCAACAGCAGCGCCAAGCGGCGTTGCAAGGTTTCTACCAGAGCGGGCAGGATATTGGCAATGTGGCGCAGAGCCTGTACCAGACAGGATTAAGCAACCGGCTGGCGCAGCAGCAAGCTGCTTTAGGTTACTTGGGCTCTGGCCAGACACCTTACCAGGCAGGTGCGAGTTACCTTAATATGGCTGAGCAGCGGGCGGCGATGGCGGCACAGGGCGGCGCGGCGTACATGCCACAGGGACCGAGCGGTTATTATACGGGTGCCGGTACTTCGAGCTTCCCGCAGTACGGACTTGATGTCAGCCAGCTGGCTAATCAATGGCAACAGTCGATGAATTACGGGCAGTATGCCGGGTACAACGCGCAGCTGGCCGCCAGCCAGTCCAAGGGCAGTGGCGGAAGTATGGGAGGAGCCGCCAAAGGAGCTTTGTCGGGGGCCGCGAGTGGGGCGCTTGCCGGGAGCGTTATTCCAGGGATTGGAACGGCTGCAGGCGCCATAGGTGGAGGTTTGCTGGGTGGGTTGGGGGGATACTTCAGTGGCTGATTTCGGGGCAGCTACTGGGGCACTAACAGGGGCACAACTGGGGCAGTAGCGGAGTAATGAGTGGAGCAATAAGCGAGGAGCGGAATTTGGATCACAATTCGGAGCCTAAAGATGCTGAAGATGCAACCATAGAGAAATATCTGGAGGAACATGGCAAAGAACTGGATAGCGGGAGCAATCAAGAAACCCGGATCGCTTCGTAAGAGTCTCGGAGTACCGGAAGGGAAAAACATTCCGGCCAAGAAACTGGCAGCGGCAGCGCACAAAGGCGGCAAGTTGGGACGCAGAGCTCGACTCGCGCAAACGCTCAGGAAACTTCATCCATAGCGTTATGCCATTGATGAAATCAGGGAGCAAAAAAGCGATCAGTGAGAACATTCGAACTGAGATGAAGGCTGGTAAGCCTCAGAAGCAAGCGGTGGCAATAGCACTGGACATTGCACGTCGATCCGGTGCCTCGATTCCACGCAAGAAAAGCAAAACCTACTATTAGCCTTATGCCGTTGCGCTTCGCTCCCCCAGCTATGCCGCCCATACCGAGCGCGCCAATGCCTGTGCGCAAGCAAGCTGCGCAGCAAGGTGGCGGTGGCGGCACAGATGTTGGCGGTCTGATCAAGAAGCTGGCTGGAGGTCAGGGCCAAGGAGGACAGGACCAGCTTGCGCAGACCCTTAGTGCAGCGCGCTCGGGTTCAGGGCCGACTGTTGGAAACAGTTATTTGCCCATCGATTTTGCGAATGACATTCCAGATGATGTGTTGCCGGAAGACCTAGGAATGAGCGACGAACAATTCGCTGACGCTATACGCAGCTCGCAAATAGCTGACTCGTTGCAGGGTTTTAATTGGTCAGCAGGAGTTTAGCACTATGCCATTACGTTTTAGAGCCCCTTATATTCCGCGTCTGTATCCGACGCGGCCTGTCGCCACCAGAGCGCCTGCAGCCGGGCGTGGTCGCGGTGCGGTCGGTCCGGGTGGGATTGATGCCAGTTCAACTGGCAATATCGGCGGCGACATTGTCAAAGCGATCGGCAACCAGATTCAGATGAACCGAATGAATGCGGTCGCTAACCAGATCCTTAATACGCAGAACCCGCCACGGGCGGCATGGGTCGGCGGAACGGCGCCTGCAGCCGGAGTGCCGACAACCGGCAGCGCACCGCAAACGGGCGGCTTTGGCGAGTTGCAGATGCGCCAGCAAGTGCAGCAACAGGATTTGGCTGATCAATTGCAACGGGCGAAGCTCGCCTCCGAGATCGCCTTGGCCCGGCAGCGCTCAATTGCTTCTCGCGGCAACGTGGTGTCTGGTGGGAGCGGTTCGCGCTGGCGGCAATCTTTAGGACCGGGTCAACCCGGGCAACCGACTCAACCGGGACAACCTAGTGCTCGTCCTGGCAAAGCGGGTAAACCTGCAGGTTACGTGCCCGGAAGCGGCGACGTGGAAAACGATTCTTCGACGGACAACTTTTCTCAGATCCGGGCGGATTTCGACGCACAACACGGCAAAGGCAGTTTTGACACTTTCACCCGCAACATGGGCAATGTGCAGGATGACGGCAAAGGCAACTTGGTTTTACAGGATCAAAACGGCAAAACTCTTTTTTCGATTCCGAAGACTGACGCACCGTACTGGACCCAGCGCTATAATGCGGCTCGAGTAGCCAGTGGCCAAGGTTATCTGGGCGATTTGCCGGCTGGCCAGAACCCGAACTCCGGTCAACCGGGCGGGAGCCAGGTCAATCCGTTCGCGCCAAAGAGCAATCTGGAGGTGCGTTCGTTGCCATACGGTTCGTACATGATCGATCCGCAGAGCGGGCAATTGACGATCAAACAGCGGCCATCGCAGGGCAGTCAGGCACCGGCACAGGCCAATCAGGCGCCAGCACAGCAACAGGCAGCGCCAGCAACAGAACAGGCAAGTGACGAAGCGGCAGCGGAGGAAGAGGCAGCGAAGGAGGATCAACCTGAGCAACCCGATGAGGCGAGCGCTTCGGCGAATCAGGCGACAGCGCAACCCGATCAAGTAGCACAAACCGATCAGGACGAGGAAGAAGCTAGACGCCGGCAAGCCATGCTTTCTTTAGCGATGAATCAGCCTGGGGCCGGCACACTGTATCCGGCGCAAGACCTTAACGCCTAGCACTGTCTTATGGATGCCGATCTGTTGGAAGCGGTGCGCAAACGCCAGATCGCCGATTCGCTCTTGGACGATGGATCGGACGGTTTCGAAACGGCTCCATATGAAACGATCAGCGATGCGCGAGGGGAATTGCCTGAGAGATATAGCCCCTCGTTTGGGGAACCTGGGTTTTGGCGTTGGCATTTAATGAACGAAGGCATGCCTTCAGCGGAGGAGAGTCCCGAAGACTTTCCGCTGCAAGGCCCTGCGGCACAGTCTGAGCCGACTAAAGACCAGAACACCCAGAGCGCTCCTGAGCAGAACTATGTTTTGACGCCGGTTCAGGAGATGGAAAGCTCGTTGCCGGCTTCGAGCGATTATCCGGCTAGCGCACAGGCGCGTCCGCCTGAGTCTTTAGAACCTGAGTATGCGGGTATTGGAGAGACCCAACCGGCACCTGACACATTGACACAGGTTGAGCGTGCTCAGCCGGCGGTAGAGCCTGCTCCCGATACGCTCACTCAGGTTGAGCGCGGCGAACTAGTTCGGCTTCCTCCGGTGCCTCCCGTCGCCGCGGCGAGTCGCGAGCTTGATCTCGCACCCTCAGCCGAACTAGTTAAGGCGCCCCAGCCTGCGCCTGGTACGCTTACCCAGGTTGAACGTGCTCAGCCGGTTACGTCGTCAACGCAACCTGAGATGCCTGAGATGCCTGAGGCGATAATTGCGCGGCTTGAAGGATACAGACCAGGAATGGCGCCTTGGGAGCAGAAGCAGAGCCAACCTGTGCCGCCACCTGTGCCGCGTACTATAACGGAGGCTGAAAAACAACCTTCTGTACCACCGCCTGTGTTGCGTCCGGCATCCTGGGGACAGGGACAGCCTCAAGCACAACCTTCGGCTCCTCAACCTTCAGCTCAGAACTATGTCTTGACGCCGGTTGACCCGGCGACCGGGCAACCATTGCCGCAACCGGTCCAGCCTGCACAGCCTGCGGCACCGGCAACGACTGCCAAGACCCAGGAACCCGCAACTGCGCCACAGACGCAAGAACCTGATCTGACTGAACCGGCAAGGCCCGGGTCGTATCAATCCTACCAAGGGTCCCAACCTCGTCAGATCCAGGGTGTGATCATGCATTCCAGCGATGGAAGCTTGAAAAGCGATATTAATACCCTGACCGGCGGTGACCCCAGCCATAAGGTCAGCGTCCATTATTATGTCGCCAAAGACGGCACGGTTCATCATTTCGTCAATGACAACGATATTGCCTATGACGTCGGGCAGACGAGCGGGCCACTGGCTCATTTAAACAACGCTACGACGATCGGGATTGAAACGGAGCATGTCGACGGAACGCCTTGGGAAGATTCTCTTGTTCGCGGCGAAGCGCATCTGGCAGCTCAGTTGCTTAGGCGTTACCCGAATCTCTCAATCGACGATTTCCACGGTCACAGCGATGTGGCACCGGAACGCAAACAAGACCCCCTTGATTTTCCCTGGGACAAGTTCCGAGCCTACGTGGCGCAGGACATAGGGCAGCAACCCGCAGCTCCACAGGCACCGGTTGCTCAGCCTGGCACCAAATTGGCGAACGGTTTTTACCAGAACGAGGATCCAAAAAGTTTCATTTCTGGCCGAGCAACCACGTTCGCGACGCCTGATGATGTCGCCTCTGGAGCCGATCCGGGCGTAGGTAGCCCGAAGCTGGGAAAACTGGACACCACCCAGGCTATGGGTGTTGCGGTGCCGCTGGACGTGCTCACAAGCCAACTAGGTAATAATCCTGCCGCCTGGCGCAAAGCGCGCGTTGACGTGGTCGATCCGCAAACCGGCAAAAGGCTGCGGCTGCCGATTGTCGACGTCGGCCCTTCTAACCCCAATGCGCTTTTCGATATGACGCCTGGGGTCAGCGCCTATTTTGGCGGCGACAAAACCCTGAGCGTCAAGCTGGTGCCTAACGCCGGTCCGGACGTCATCAAAAACCCTGGCAGCTGGGGCGATGAGCAGGCCGCTATTCGCCAGGGATTTGACTCGAGCGCAACGGGTGCGGTGAAAGTGCAAAAACCGCAGAATTATCAGCTGGTCCCGGCTGCACCGCCCAGTGCCGAAGTGATTGCAGCTGATCAGGCCGCGCAAGCCAAAATGCGGGCTAGAGTAATGGATTTGCCCGAGTCGCAGAACGGGAACGTGATCGGGCTCTATAAACGGTTGGATAAACCGATAGAAGGCGTTCCCGACGCGATGCGCAACTCGATCCAGGCTGGGTTAAAACCGCAGATTATCGCTCTGATGCGGGACAAGTATCCGGAGCTTCAAACTGACGATGCGGCTTGGGCCAGGGCTTTGAGCGATGTCGGAGTTCTGGACGTGGGTCGCGAATGGTTTACCAAGGCGTTGGGGTACGCCCAGCAGTTTACCAGCGTGATGCAGAAAGGTGTCGCCGGCAGTGACCAGTTGCACGTGAACCAGTTTCTGGATTCTATTTTGCCCGGGGCGAGCGACCAGCAGAAACACGATTTCCTTTCCCAGTACTACGCGTTGCCCCAGGAACAGAAGGGGCCTTTTATTGCCAGTCACCTGCCGCAACCGCAGACCGGGATACCGTCAACTGACCCGCAACAGATCGTCTCGTCGCTTGATCGGTTGGGCGATCCGGGTTTCCAGAAGCAGCAGGCACAGGATCTGGCCCAAGCCAAGGCTGAGATGGAACGCAACATTGCGAGCGATCCGCGTTTACGTGGGACGTTCATGGAGCAGGTTGTGGATTCAACAGCGCAGTTGCCAGCCTTTATCGCGGCGTTTTCCAACCCGGTTCTGATGCCGGCGGCTCTGGCCCAGGTCAGCGAGCAGGTCCGGGAAAGCTATCGCCAGGAACATCCTGAGTGGGATGAGAAAACCCTTAGTGATAAAGCAGCCTACGCGACTCTGGTGCAATTCTACGGGATGGAAGCGGCTAACCGGATCATGATGAAAGGGTTCGGGCCGGTCGTGGGCGGAATCGAGAACAAGGCGCAGCGAGCCATTGCGCAGGCAGTCTTCGGCACCGGGAGTCAGGCGGCGATCGCAGCCGGCACCCAGGCGGCAACCAACATCATTGCCGGAGACGAACCGGGTAAGAACGTCGGCCAAGCCGCGGCAAGCGGAGCGATCCAGGGCGCGGTGACCGGAGGAGTTCACGGCGTTGGCGAGCTGACCGCACCAAATGTTCCGGGTAGAACAATATATGATCAGCAACCAGTGCAAGTGCGGCCAACCGAGGGCGAGCAACCACAGCCAACCCCTAAGGGTGAAGTGGTTATGCCTGGAACACCACCGGTTGATTCACGCTTCAGCGCCAAAATTCCCAGTGACAATCTCGTGAATGTTCCTGCGGCCGAGGTCGATCAGCGCTGGCAAAGCTCGCCGCTCAACAAGAACTTTTATCTCGAGCCCGGGGGAGAAGGCCCGAACTACATCGGCGATCGGTATCAGCGGGCGCAAGATTTTCTGGAATCCGGCAAACCGATGCATGCGCCCGAGGTCACGGTTAGTCCTGAGGGTACTATCCACTTTGACGACGGCCGGCACCGGTTCGCGGCGATGCGCGATTCAGGCATGGAACACGTGCCGCTGGCGATGGATGCGGAATCCTTGAAGAATCTGCAGGAAACGCGGATTGCCGGTATGCCTGAATTACAGGCGCCTGTCCAGGGTGAGGCTGAACCGTGGGTAAGTAAGATTGCCAATAGGTTCAGCACCGAACGAACGGCCAGCGGCGAACTTGGACAGGTCACGCCCGGACAAGGCGTATCGACCGAATCGATGCTGGCGAAAGGCTTAAAGATGGGGCCGGAAGAAGTTAACCAGCATGTCAGCGACCTGATGCAGGGTAAAGGCGATCCGGTAGCGCAAGCTGCGGCGGTCAGGTCCGAGGAGGCTCGCCTTAGTCAGCGTTCTAATATGGCCAGTCGCGCCTCAGAAGCTGATCCGACGAATCCGCAATTAAAAGCACAAGCTGATGAAGCGTTTAATGATCTGACCGATTTCCATAACGGACCCGTGGCGAAACTGAAAAACAACTGGCACGCGCAAGGCATGACGTTGCAGGGCGAGATGCCGATTGATCTATCGACTTACAACGGGATGCGGGAAGCTTTTCTTAAGGAAGTGGGTAAAACTCCTTCTTCTGACATGGAGCCCACTTTGCGCAAAACGGCAAAACGGGTCCGTGATGCCGCCGAAGCGGACATGGCGGCGATGAACAAGCTCGGAGCAGAGATCGAGAAACAAACGGCCAAAAGAAAACTCGCCAGTGCCGAGGAAACCCGAGCAAAAGGTCTGGCTAAAATGGGCGTGGAAATGCCTTGTCCAATGTAAGGTATGGCTTGTTATTCCGGTGACAATCCCTATGACAGTCCCGAAGATCGCATGGCGATCTGGAAATGGGCTAAAGCCAACGGTGTCGATAAAGGGTTGCCGCTTAATGAAATTCATGACGCTATTAACCACTATTTTTACGCTGGCAATGCGCGCAGTGAATGGATCAATGACATTTTAGCTGGAAGAAAAACGCCGCTCCGCAGTGTTGCCGATGGTGCCTGGAAAGCGCAATACAATCGCCGGGTAGTCACGCAGCAGGCCAAAGATCTGGTAGCTGCACAAACCGAGGGAACTTCCAGAATACTGAAAGGATTGGAAAGAGTTTTAGCTCTTCCTAGGGAAGCCTTGGTCTTCGGTCACGGGGTAGTGTTCCCAGTCACGCATGCCGGCGACCTGGCGTTCCGACCGCAAAGCTGGGGAACATTCTTTGGCGGTCTTAAGGATTCGTATACGAAAGCCTGGTCCAAAGGTG